GCTGACAATAGAAAGACGAATTTTCACGCGGATGAACTCGCTAAAAAGTAAGGAAATGCCGTTGTAGAACGGATCTTGTGACAAATGACGTTACATTTTAGGAGTATGGATCAGAAAGCGATAGAGAGCCTTTAAATAAAGGCTCTAAGCCGATGATTGGTTGAGGTTGTAGCGATTTTGTACCCATCACTGCGCGCTCAAGCTTTCCAACTTCTGATGGCCCGTGGTTGCCGAAAGCCATTTTGCATCTGGCCTCAACCGAGGAGCTCAGACATTGGCAAGGCCCAAGCGTTCGCCATCACCACCTGCGGCGATCCCGCTGCTGCCCAGCGAAGCGCGTCAGTCACCCGCGCCGCTATGGTGCTCTCCGAGACGCCTTTAGCTTAGGGCGCGAATAAAGCCTATGCATTGTAGCCGCAGGCTAGCATCGAGGAGAGCGAAAAAAAGGTGCAGATTGTATAGCTGGATCTAGAAAGGGCTGCAAATTTAAGGATCATCTTATGTCGCAGGTGAAATTATCGTGGTGATATGCGCGACTGAAATGTAAGTGGAGTTATTATGAAGAAGTGCGAGTGGTTTGTAAGCTCTATGTTTAGGGGGGTAGGCGCACGGGTATCAAATATAATGTTGGTGTCGTTGCTAGTGTTATCTGATTTGTCATTTGGGGGCGAAACTCCTAGGTGTGGAAATAACCCAGTGAGCGTGCCGTTGGAATTGGCATTTAATGGTCCAAACAATCTTCAGGTAGGCAGAGATGTACCTTTGGGGACAGTTATCTATGAGGAAACGATTTCTGCCGGAGAGGTTCTTTTTCTATGTAAAAACATAACTCATTCAATCGGGATTCAGGATGGTCCTGCGTCTATGCATGGGAACGAAAACACCTTCCCTCTATTGGGGAGCAAAAGTTTATCATGGAGAATTCGTTTGTCCGGCTCTCCGGAGGTTGAAGGCATTGCAACTCGCCCTTATGGCCCAGGCTTGATGTCAAATACTATCTACTCGCTGGGGCCGGGGGTATTTACTCTATACTTGGTCAAGGCTGGAGAGTTTACTAATGATACTGTTGTGCCGACAGGCATTATTGGTACGGTGCGCGGTGGCTCTGGGTATGGGAATACGCTCGGATTGCTCGCCAATATTAAAATTAGAAATGGAAGTCGCCCTATTGTTTCGTCTTGCAGCACTCCAGAGTTTATAGCGGTGAATATGGGGACGTATGTTTCATCGGATTTTGACAGTGGAGAAAGTAAAGCAGTTCCGTTTAGTATTAAGTTGAGTGAGTGTGATGATAGTGTGGCTATTGTTAAATACAGTTTTTTGCCAGTTACCCCAGTGCTCGATCAAAGTAAAGGCGTGGTTTCACTTAATCGAGGATCTACTGCCCGAGGAGTTGGACTAAGGATTACACGGGAGAATGGCGGTGCTGTTATTTTTGGCAACAGCTATCGTGTAGATGGCTTTACTTCTGGTCTTACAAATTTCGATATCCCGTTTCATGCGACGTATTCTCGATTAATAGGTGAGACATTAATATCGGGTACGGCTGATACTGAGTTGACATTTGTCATGACGTATCTATGAAAGTATGAATTCTTGGCTCGGACGGTGGGAGGGGGCGCCCTCTGTAATTGGATGGACTCGCCCAAGCCGAGGCGTCTATGCGCCACGGTGGCATTCTTATAGAAGCCAACGACAGCGAGGGCGAGCCCATGAAAAAGCATACGATGATCAATCAGTCTTTGTCAGCCGATGTATCTACTTGCGTAAACGTCGCGGTAGACCTTGCCAAAAAGGTCTTCCAAGTGGCCGGTGAGAATGCGCTCGGCCAGGTCATATTCGAGGATCGGATTAAGTCACGAGAGGCCTTTCAAACCTTTTTTCTTAAGCTTCCAGCAAACGTGACGGTGCTGGTGGAAACCGGGCCAGGTGCTCAGGCATGGACGCGATTACTGCAAGCACAGGGCAATTCTGTTCGCATCCTACCCTCTCAGCATGTGGCCAATCATCGCAGCGGCCCGAAAAATGATCGCAACGATGCATTGGCGATCCTGCGCGCCGGACGCGACTGTGCGATATCAGCCGTACCGGTCAAAAGGCCTGCGGCGCTTGCAATGCAAGCGTTGCATCGGGCTCGGCAGGGATATATAGGGCGACGTACGGCGGTCGGTAATCAGATGCGTGGCTTACTCCTGGAGCAGGAAGTTTCCATGCCCCAAGGCGAAATGGCCATCAGCCAACGTATCCTCGAATACTGGAAGACGCCACTCAGCCATTACCCGATTTACTGCGCGAACTAATCGCCGAACTGTTAGTTGAATGTGGTCATTTGGGCGAACGCGTCAACGTGTTGACCGGTCGGCTCGAAACAGCGGCGAAGAACGATGAGACAGCCAAGCGATTGATGACGGTGCGCGGAGTTGGCCCGATCATGGTCACAGCACTGTTGGCCAAGCAGGCTGAGCCTGAACGCTTCGCAAATGCTCGACAGTTCGCTGCCTACTTCGGGCTGGTGCCCTGCCAGCACAGCAGTGGAGAAAAAATCCGGCTCGGCAAGATGGGCAAGAACGGTGATGCGTATTTGCGCAGCCTGGCGGTCCAGGGAGCCCGCGCCGTGTTAAGAAAGGTGCGACCGGATTCAGAGCAGTCCGACGACCAGCGGCTACAGCGTTGGGTATCTCGCCTAGGGCGCAAGGAGGTGGCGGTGCGTTTGGCCAACCGCAACCTGCGTATCCTCTGGCGGCTCTTGCAAAACGACCAGACTTTTCGACGTCAGCCAGGTAATAGTCAGGAGGCTGAGATGAGCCACGGATTTACAGAGTTCTGCCACCGGGGCGTTTAGCCGCTCCAACCCGTGCTGACGAACATTGACCCCTGGTCAGACCGGCGTGAATTGATGCCTGCGCTCCTACCGGCCCTTGAGGCCTTTTTGTAATGGGCAGATCGCGAGCTGATCCAATGTTGGCCAGAAGCTGTTTGGAGCTTCCTCGGATAGGCCTGATACATAGAAGCAACCGGGTACCAATGTTTTAAAAGCGGGTTGAAAGTGGGGGCGAGTCCATACGTAGGAGCGAGCTTGCTCGCTCCTACAAAAAGCCTTAACTGAACGGCATTACGCCACAGTGCGGGGTTTTCTTTGCCCGGAGAATCATATGTCCATCACCGCAGATATCCAGACCCTGGAGCCCGGGGCCTGGGTGGAGCTTTTCGAGCTCGATGCCACTCCCCTGGGCGCCGAGCTGTACCGGTTTCATGGTTACCCCCAGGAGTCCTCGATCTTCTGGCAGGGCCACGAATATTCACCCTGGCCGATCCAGGCCGAAGGCTTTGAAATGTCGGGGCAGGGCACCCAACCGACGCCGACGCTTGCCGTAGGTAACGTCGGCGGTTTCATCACGGCGCTGGTGCTGTATTTCGAGGATTTGGTAGGCGCGCGCCTGATCCGCCATCGCACTCTGGCCAAGTACCTCGACGGCCAGCCCGAAGCCGACCCGGAAGAGGAACTGCCGCCGGACATCTGGTACGTCGAGCGCAAAGTCGCTGAAAGCAGCGAGACGGTGAAGTTTGAACTGGCCAGTGCGCTGGACTTCAATGGCGTGCAACTGCCCCGTCGACAGATCGTCGCCAACGTGTGTTGGTGGCTCAGTTGCGGCGGCTACCGCGGCCCTTATTGCGGCTACAACGGCGGCCCGGTGGCGGATGCCAATGACGTGATCGTCACGGATGCTGCCAAGGATAAATGCGGTGGGCGGCTGACCAGCTGCAAGCTGCGTTTCGGCGAGAACAACCCACTGCCCTACGGCTCATTCCCGGCAGCCGGACTGTTGCGGAGCTGAGCATGAACAAGACCAACCTGGCGGCGATTGCCCGGCACGCCGTGGCCGCGTATCCCCATGAGTGCTGCGGCCTGCTGATTCGCGAAGGGCGCAAGCGTGTGTATGTGCCTTGTCGAAATACGGCGAGCACACCCAGCGAACACTTTCGGCTGGCGCCCGAGGACTATGCCGCCGCGGAAGAACGCGGCGAAATCCTCGCTGTGGTGCACAGCCATCCGGATTGCCCGGCGACACCCAGTGAAGCAGACCGCGTGGCGTGCGAAGCCTCCGGGTTGCCTTGGCACATCGTTGAAGTACGCACCGGCGACGACGGGCAGGTGCGCACCGGTGAATGGGCCGGTTGCACGCCAAACGGCTACGAGGCACCTCTGATCGGTCGCGCCTTCGCCCACGGCGTGCATGACTGCCTGAGCATTATCCTTGACTACTACCGCCGCGAGCTGGGTATCGAGCTGGGTGACTATCAGCGTGAAGACGGTTGGTGGGACAACGGCGGCAACCTCTACCTGGACAACCTGCCAGCCGCTGGCTTCGTGCAGGTCAGCCAACTGCAACAGGGCGATATCGTGCTCATGCAGATCCGCTCGCCAGTGCCCAACCATGCCGCGATCTACCTGGCCAATGGCGTGCTGCAAAGTGAACCCGAACATTACCCGGCGCCAGGTTCGATCCTGCACCACCTGTATGGCCGCGACAGCAAGCGCGACACCTACGGCGGCTATTGGGGCGAGGTGACGGTGAGCTATTGGCGACACGGCCTGCGGGCCAAACATTAACCACATCGGCGGATCATTCGCCGGGAGGATGCCATGCATCATGAAAAAGTCAGGACGGTGCGCCTCTACGGCAGCCTTGGCGCGAGCTTCGGGCGCGTGCATCGACTGGCGGTGAGCAATGCCTCGGAAGCTATCCATGCGCTGTGCATTCTGGTGCCAGGGTTCGAGCGTTTCTTGATGGAATCCAAGGACCGGGGCGTGACGTATTCGATCTTCCTGGGCCGGGACAACATTGGCCAGGATCGCCTCAAGGCACCTCCAGGCGCTGCGGATATCCGTATCGCACCGGTACTGGTGGGCAGTAAGCGCGCAGGGTCGATGCAAACCATTATTGGCGTTGCGCTGATTGTGGCAGCGTCGTACTTCTCTGGCGGTCTGGCATCGGGAAGTTCCTCTACCCTGATCGGTGCTTCATCCGCCACCGGCTGGACCTTTGCCGCGAGCATGGGGATTTCCATGGCCATGGGTGGCGTTATGCAGTTGATGTCGCCGATGGCCAAAGGCCTGGGCACCATGGACCGTCCGGAAAACCGTGCGAGTTACAGCTTCAATGGGCCGGTCAATACCAGCATTCAAGGCAGCCCTGTGGGCCTGCTTTATGGTCAGTTGACGGTAGGCAGCGCGGTAATCAGCGCGGGCATTTATGCACAGGACCAACTATGAGGAAGATTGCGGTGACTCCCAATTCCCAAACGTGCGTGCCAGCCACACAACAAACCGCTGCCGAAAAGGTGCGCACGGTTCGCCTGTATGGCGTGCTGGGTGCGCGCTTTGGCAGAGTGCATCGATTGGCAGTCAGTAGCGTTTCAGAGGCCATACATGCCCTGAGCATCCTCCTGCCTGGCTTTGAACGTTTCCTGATGGAGTCCAAAGACAACGGGCTGACCTATTCGGTGTTCACGGGCAAGGAAAACATTCCCCAGGAGCGCCTCGGTGCCCCGGTCGGCAATGACGACATCCGCCTGGCGCCAGTGCTGATCGGCAGCAAGCGCGCGGGCGCCCTGCAGACCATTGTCGGCGCGGTGCTGATTGTCGTTGGCGCGATTATCACAGGCGGTACCTTTGGTGCCGGCGCACCGTTTGGTTCAGGCATGATCATGATGGGCGCCTCCATGGTAATGGGAGGCGTGATGCAGATGTTGTCACCCGTACCCAAGGGGCTGGCGGCACAAGATGGCCCCAATAACCGCGCCAGCTACAGCTTCAACGGACCGGTCAACACTAGTGCCCAGGGCAACCCGGTAGGCCTGCTTTACGGCCAACTGATCGTGGGCAGCTCCGTGATCAGCGCCGGGATCTACACCCAGGATCAACTCTAACGTTCCTGCTCTTCAACCAGCCCGCCGAGTGCGGGCTTTATTTCGCCTGAAGGAAAGCCATGACTGACTTCACTCTCGCTGGCAGCAAAGGCGGCGCGTCCAAGCCCCGTCCCTCCGTGGAGGCGCCAGACAGCCTGCAAAGTACGGCCTATGCCCGTATCCTCGATCTCGTCAGCGAAGGCGAGATTGTCGGTTTGAAAAACGATAAGCGCTCGGTGTTTCTCGACGAGACCCCGCTGGCCAACGCCGATGGCAGCCTCAACTTCAGTGGCGTGACCCTCGACACCCGCAATGGCAGCCAGGACCAGTCACATATCCCTGGCTTCCCGGCAGTGGAAAACGAAAGCCCGGTGTCGATCGAGCTGCGCAGCGATCAGCCCTGGACCAAGTCCTATTCCAACCTGCAACTGTCGGCGGTACGGGTTCGCCTGGCCGTGACGCGGCTGTCGCAGACCAACACCAGCAACGGCGACACCAACGGTTATACCGTGCAGTACGCCATTGACCTGTCCACCGACGGCGGCGCATTTACAGAGGTGCTGGCCGCCGCGTTCAGTGGCAAAACCACCACCAAGTACGAACGTTCCCACCGTGTCGACTTGCCACCCGCGAAAGTCGGCTGGACCTTGCGCGTGCGCCGTATCACGCCGAACTCCACCAGTGGCGCGATTGCCGATACCACCACCGTGGAATCGTCCACCGAGGTGATTGACGCCAAGCTGCGCTACCCGGGCTCGGCGCTGATCGGCCTGCAATTCGATGCCGCGCAATTTCAGTCGATCCCCTCGCGTTCCTTCGAACTGCGCGGGCGCATCATCAAGGTGCCAAATAACTACGACCCGCAAACCCGCACCTACAGCGGTGTATGGGACGGTACGTTCAAATCGGCCTGGACCGACAACCCGGCGTGGATCTACTACGACCTGCTATTGCACCAACGCTATGGCCTGGGCCACCTGCTCAACGCCGGCCAAGTGGATAAGTGGGAGCTTTACCGCATCGGCCAGTACTGCGACCAGCCGGTGTCCGACGGCAAGGGCGGCACCGAACCGCGCTTCACCTGCAACCTGTATCTGTCGGTACGTGCCGATGCACTGAAGGTACTGCAAGACCTGGCGACCACCTTCCGGGGCATGGCCTATTGGGGGGCCGGTTCCGTGATGGCCGTGGCGGATATGCCGGAAGACCCGGTGTACACCTACTCCAACGCCAACGTGATCGGTG